CCTTGTGAGGCACAAGATAACACAGCAGATATTACTGATATGAAAGCTTTAGGTTGGAAACCAAAGGTTAATGTTGAAGAATATCTTGTAGAACGTACGGTGCCACACTAATGAATTATGCAAGTATAGTTCCATTGATAGGCGGTGAAACTATCGCCATGGAACGAGTATTTAAAAAAAGACCGGAGTATATATTAAGTTATGAAGATTTCAAAGCAAATGATACTCACTTGGTGGAGTACTACAAAAGAGAAGTTCCCTACTATCTTTTGGGAAACGACAGGAACTATGATCTACCTTCTGTCGATGTTGTTAACACCGTGTGTCCTTGTGCTGGTTTGTCTAGCCTCAATACTACGGCATCTTCTGACGCTGCTGCTAACGATTGGATGCTCACCTCTGCTAATTACATCTTGGGCACTATCAAACCTCAAGTATTCTGGGGCGAAAATGCACCAAGACTCGCTTCAAAAATGGGGGAACCGATTGTTGAAAATCTCAGATCAATTGGAAGAGAGTTTGGATATACTTTCAGCTTATATAAAACGAAGTCTCTCCTCCATGGACTCGGACAAGTAAGAGATAGATCATTTTATTTTTTCTGGAAAGGTGATAAAGTACCTCAGTTTGAATATATAAAAAGGGAACATGAAAAAATTGAGGATACGATACGTTCCGTGAAACGCAGATCTGATGATCCGATGAATGTCCTTACTAATACAAGTGTTCCTTCACAAGATCCTTACTATCGATATGTCTTAGAAGAAATGCATGGCGGTATAACTCACAAAGAGTTTCAAAACAAAATTAAAAAAAGTTATGATGTTTTACATTATATAGAAGATAATGAACATTCTTATGATGGTGTAGCAAACTGGATGTCAGCACACGGCTATGATAAACAAGCACAACGTTGTAAAGTCATGTATGAAAAATTAAAATCTGGTGGAAACATCATGAGAAGAGGTGTATATGTACCAAAGAATTATATTGGTGCTTTTGTAGGCAGTGCACCCACAAAGCTTACACATCCAGATGAAGATAGATTTTTAACAATAAGAGAATGTTTAAGTATTATGGGTTTACCTGAAGATTTTATTTTACAAGGTGGTCTTAAAAATTTAAATCATATATGTCAGAATGTACCAGTCACAACAGCAAGTGATATGGCAGAACATGTTTTAAAATTTTGTGATGGCAGATTGAATAATCAGTTATGGGATCAAGACTTTATGGTACAAGATAATCGAAAGCAATCGATAATTAGTGAAAATAAACCTTTACAATTAGATGCTTTTATGGTATAATTATATTATTTGTAGGAGAAATGAATGTCAATAATGGATAAATTAAAAAAGAATAGTAAAAGTGATTTTACTTCAATACTATCTGATTCCAAATTTTTTAATGAAAAAGATATGGTACCGACTAATGTACCAATGATAAACGTAGCTTTATCCGGTTCTATGGATGGAGGTATAACACCGGGCTTGACAGTTTTGGCAGGTCCATCAAAACATTTTAAAACTTCATTTGCTTTAATTATGGCAAGTGCATATTTAAAGAAATATGATGATGCAGTATTATTATTTTATGATTCAGAGTTTGGTTCACCTCAAGCTTATTTCGAAAACTTTGATATTGATACAAGTCGTGTATTACATACACCAATTACAAATGTAGAAGAACTTAAATTTGATATGATAAGTCAACTTGAAGGTTTGAATCGCGGTGATAAAGTTATAATCATTATAGATTCAGTTGGTAACCTTGCATCTAAAAAAGAATTAGAAGATGCAATCAATGAAAAGTCAGTGGCGGATATGTCAAGGGCAAAAGCACTTAAAGGTTTGTTTAGAATGACAACACCATATTTAAATATGAAAGATATACCTTTGCTTGCAGTTAATCATACTTATAAGGAAATAGGTTTATTTCCAAGGGATGTAGTATCAGGCGGCACCGGCATATACTACAGTGCAGATAATATTTGGATTATTGGTAGACAACAAGATAAACAAGGTACTGAAATAAAAGGCTACCACTTTGTTATCAATGTGGAGAAATCAAGATATGTTAAAGAAAAGTCTAAGATACCTATTTCTGTTAGTTGGGACGGCGGTGTTCAGTATTGGTCTGGCTTGCTTGACGTTGCTATGTCTGGTAATTATGTTAGTAAGCCCAGCCCTGGTTGGTACTGCAGAATTGATAAATCAACTGGAGAAGTGGTGGAACCAAAAGTACGAGAAAAAGATACATTAAATGAAGAGTTTTGGAAACCAATTCTTGAAGAAACCGATTTTAAACAGTATATAACTAATAAGTATTCTATACTCAATAATGTTGTTAACTTAGAAAAATTGGATCAACATTAATGGTTTTAGTTGAGGATAAGCACTATCAAATAATTCCAGATAAAGGTGATGAGCAAGCTTGGAATGTAAGAATACTTTCAGGTACATTCACCGAAACTGTGTTGAAGTTTGGTGTAGTAAAATTTAATGGTAAAGGTAAAGACAAATATATGTCATTTAACTTTGATATTGTTTACACACCAGATACCGAACTCACAAAAGATAATGTAAAGCTTCAAGAATTTGCCGGTATTATGTTAGAACAAATAATGGCAAGAGGTATTGAAGAAGGTAATGTATTAACAAGAGAGGTGAAAGATGAAAGTAACGACTAGCCAAAGACTTATATTATTAATGGATGAAATTGCCATTGCAAAAAGTAAATTAGAACCACATGACACTGGTCATATTCATACTTCAATAAGCTACTTAGAAAGTAGAGTTGAAGAAGTACAAAAAGAAATTGATGAGGAATTAAGAAAAGCTGCCTATGCCTACTAATTTAGAACAGACTATATTACGTAATCTGTTAACTGATGAAAAGTATATGCGTAAAGTATTACCTTTCATCAAACCAGATTACTTTGAAGGTATATATCGAGTACTATTTCGAGAAGCTGGTAAGTTTGTTGCAAAGTATAATAAACTACCAAATGCAGAATCATTTAAGATAGAACTTGATAATGCCGATAAATTAAATGATGAACAATATAATTTGGCCATGGATATTGTACCACAATTATTTGCTGGAGAAAAAGTAGATGATAAGTGGTTATTAGATACTACTGAGAAGTGGTGCCAAGACCGTGCAATATACCTTGCAATAATGGAGTCAATATCAATCATTGATGGAAAGCATGAAGTATTAACTAAAGGTGCTTTACCTGATTTATTAACTAAGGCATTGGCTGTTGGCTTTGATTTAAAAGTTGGTCATGATTATGTAGAAAATGCTGGAGAAAGATATGAATTTTATCATACAGAAGAAGACAGGCTTCCATTCGATTTGGAATACTTCAATACAATCACAAAAGGTGGTGTCCCACGTAAAACTCTTAATATTGCTCTCGCTGGTACCGGTGTCGGTAAGTCTTTATTTATGTGCCATGTGGCTTCCTCGGCTTTAGTACAAGGTTTCAATGTTTTATACATTACAATGGAAATGGCTGAAGAAAGAATTGCAGAAAGAATAGATGCTAATTTACTAGATGTACCTATTGATCAACTCGATAAAATATCGAAAGACAGGTTTTCATTGATGGTTAATAATATTGCAAAGAAAACTACAGGTAAATTAATCATTAAAGAATATCCAACTGGCTCTGCACATTCTGGTCATTTCCGTGCATTACTAAACGAACTAAAACTGAAAAGACAATTTGAACCTGATTTAATATTCATAGATTATTTAAATATCTGTGCATCATCAAGAATGAAAGGAATGGGCGGTGCAATCAACTCATACTCTTACATTAAAGCAATTGCTGAAGAATTACGTGGCCTTGCAGTCGAGTTCGACATACCGATCTTCTCTGCAACGCAAACGACTCGTAGTGGTTATTCTAACTCAGATATTGGGCTTGAAGATACCAGTGAGTCTTTTGGATTACCCGCAACCGCGGATTTAATGTTTGCTTTAATATCTACCGAAGAACTTGAACAACAAGGTCAATTTATGGTCAAGCAATTAAAGAATCGTTATAATGATCCAACACTACATAAAAGATTCGTTATTGGTGTTGATCGTAGTAAAATGAGATTGTTTGATGTAGAAGACAATCAACAAACACTTGTAGATGATACACCTGTGTTTGATAAAACAGAAACTGGAAAAAGATTTAAGGATTTTAAACTATAATGTTTTATGATATTAAAAAGCTAAATGAATTAGAAAAAGAACTATCTGAAAACTTAATGCAGGCAGATGGAAAGACATGGGAAAAAGAATTTAGACCATTTTGGGTAAACTATAGAGGTGATATACCAAAATGTTTAATGGTGATAAGAGAATATCGAAGTTTATTAGAACAGTTGGAAGCGAATAATGGCAAAACCTGAAGTTTATAAAGTAGATCCAAGAAATATACATATTGATCAGCGTAAACAAGATACAAGACGTGATGCTTGGGATAGAGATTATATGCCGGCAAATTGGACAAAACCTGATAAAAAAACTGATAAGCGTATTGAAAATGCAAAACCTGTTTTTATATTTGCTTTTTTCTATATTTGTATAATAGTAATGATGAGTAGTGTAAAATGATAGCAAGACTAGTAAGTTTCTCTCAACCAACAAGTATGATCGGCATAGATGATTTGCAAGAATTAATTGCATTTTCTGCAAGAGTTAGTAATCCTTCAAATCAGATGAATAAAGATACAAATCAAAAGTTATTGAATTACCTGATCAAACATAAACATTGGTCACCATTTGAAATGGTAAGTGCTTGTATTGAGATCAATACTACACGTGATATAGCCAGACAAATATTAAGGCACCGTAGTTTTAGTTTTCAGGAGTTTAGTCAAAGATATGCAAATCCAGTAGAGGAGTTAGAGTTTGAAACAAGAGAAGCGAGAATGCAAGATAGTAAGAATAGACAAAGTAGTATCGAAGTTGATGATAGGTCTTTCCAAAATGACTGGAATAAAGAACAAAGAAAAGTTATCGAACTCTGCAAACAAGTTTATAAAGACGCTATCGAAAAAGGAATCGCTAAGGAAGTTGCGAGAGCAGTCTTACCAGAAGGATTGACAAAATCAAGATTATATATTAACGGTACCATACGAAGTTGGATACATTTTATTGAATTACGTTCTGATAATGGTACACAAAAAGAATGTAGTGAAGTTGCCATTGCATGTGGAAAAGAAATAGCAAAGATATTTCCAATGATAAAGGAGTTTTATGATGAATAAGTATACTCAAGATATGACAGGAACCGGTGATCATATTGAATTACCTGATCCAGAACCAGAAAGATACTATGATTGGATGTTGTGGAAACTTAGACGAAGTCCAGAGTGGCGTAAAGCAGTTTATAGTAAACCTTCATTTAAAGATAAACTTAAAAAATTTTTAAAGACAAATAGCTTAGCTCTTAGTTTAATTTATACAATAGGTCATATAATAATTGCTGGAACAACTGTATATGT